CCGATGCTTGGGCTATGAGGCGTGATAGGTGCGCGCAAAAAAGGGGCGGGGCTTGCGCCCCTCCCTTGGTTACTTCGCTTCGGCAGGTGTGTCGATGCGAGACTTGAGCACTTGCTCGGCATGGTAGATAGCCGCTTGTTGACCAAGCAACTCCATGAGTTCACGATTGCGAACTGTGATGTTAGCGTCCTTGACTTGTGACTCGATACGCTTCATGAAGCGGTCGAATGCTTCCGATACATCGAACACGCTAACGATAGGCTCTTCAGGTTTGGCATCTTCCCAAGGCGTAGCCAACAAAGTGTCTTCGCGCTCTTGTGACCACTCGTCACGACGGGTTGCGTCGAATGCGAATTTGTCCTTGCCTTTTGGTAAATACATTGGGCCGTTCTTCTCGAACCATGCACGCAATGATGCTTTACGCATTGCCTTGCCGATTGCGTCGACCAACTGGTCACACAGCGTAATGTCGCCATGCTTAACAGCGTGCTCGATACAACCCACGGCAGTGATTTGGATATCTTTGGTCAACTTTTGTGAAGCACGACCAATAGCACCAATGTTCTTAACGATTTGATTTTTGTCCATAATAATCTCCAAGTGAGTGAGTGATTGAATTCAGGTGTATGGAATTTGCGCCCCATATTGTTGGCGCAACGGCTTTTTGTTGGTGAGACTCGTCAATCTCCGATATACACCTTGGGACTAAACCCTTTGGCGGATTGAAAACCAATCCATTACTTCTACTGAGTAGTTTGCAACATGATGCCCAGCCCAGCGTGACCCGTTGGCGTGCAACTATTTGCGTGACTTCGGCTTCATTGACCCCACCACCAGCGTAATTCTGGCTATGGGCAAACACCTACCCGTCACCCGATTGTTTGCGTTATTTCACACAGGATATCGGTTCTTCCATTACAGGTTTGCACCCGACAAGACAATAAGCATTGCCTTGCATATAGGGTTTTGACCCGACAAGGGGGAGGGGGGAGGGACACGCCCGAAGGGGGGGCCTGGCCTGTTTACCTATGCCGCACATAACAAGGCCTAATTTTTAGGAACATACATACATTCGCCACACGTTGGCCTTTTATACTTCTACAGTGCAGTTGTTAAATCGGCGCAACGGGGATGAAGGACTTGGTTGTTTTCCGATTTTCAAACCAAGGTTCAACGAAATGGCAGGCGAGCTTCTTACCCGTTACTGCACTTGACACACCTCTTTTTGGCGTTAACATACACACGTCATTAACTTCACTGGAGCCCATCATGGCAACCAAGAAACCTGCGTTTTTGTTCAAAGGCAAAGAATCCAAGAAGGAAGAAGCCGCTGAGAAGAAGGCATATCCCACCAAAGCTGGATACGCTAAAGCCGAAGCCAAGTTTGAAAAGCCTATGAAAAAGGCCATGAAGAAATGAAGCCCGGGCTCTATGCAAACATCAACGCCAAGCAAAAACGGATAGCCGAAGGCTCTGGCGAGAAGATGCGCAAGGTTGGCAGCAAAGGTGCCCCGACTAAACAAGACTTCATCAAGTCGGCTAAAACCGCAAAGAAGAAATGAAGCGGTATAACTTTTTCTTACCAGACTCGACTATAGAAGCCTTGCGCCAAGAGGCGCATCGCTCTGGCTTGACCATTTCGGAGATCATCCGCAAAGTCTTGACGGTCTATACGAACAAGTTGGGCGAGAAGAAATGACCGACGACATCAGCCACTATGCTGAACATTCTGAGTTTGCACTCTCACCGAGAGCACCGGAAGCCCATGTCACGTTGGACGTACCACCCCAGCTAGTCTGGGAGTGTGCGGCAGGGTTGGAAGACCCCGACCATATAGCGACACGGTTTGGTTTTACGGATCAGAAGTGGGAGCGGCTCAAGCAGTGGCCGCCTTTCATACATGCAGTTCAGAACCAGAAGGCTGAGTTTGATCGTAACGGGATGACTTTCCGTCTCAAGGCTGGGCTCATGGCCGAGGAGATGATGACTCAGATGTTCAAGCAGGCTATCAGTAACGATAGCTCAATTTTGCAAAAACTGAGTGTTTTCAATAGTTTAGTGGACGTTGCTGGGTTAAAACCAGACAAGAAGGCCGTGGACCCATCTGCGCAGACTGCACCGAAATTTAGTATCACGATCAACATACCACAAGCGGCGGCACCAACGCCGATCACCATAGATGGCTAACCTAGTCTACACACCACCCGTCTCGGTGGTACCGTTTCTTACATCGACCAAGTTTGCCAATTTCATTGTGGGTCCCGTGGGCTCGACAAAGACAACGGCGTCGCTCATTAAGATCGGCTACGAGGCAGCGAAAGTAAAAGCCAGTCCGGACGGCATACGGCGTAGTCGCTGTGCTGTGATTCGTAACACCCGTCAGATGCTGTGGGATACGACAATACCGGACTTTTTAAAATGGTTCCCAGACCAAGAGGCAGGTATCCTTGAAAAAACCAACTCAAAATTTATTCTTAAGTTTGATGATGTTGAATGCGAAATCTTGTTTCGTGGTCTTGATGATGCTAATGACGTGCGTCGCTTGCTTTCTCTACAGCTTACTTTTGGTGTCATGGATGAGTTTCGAGAAATTAACCCAGATATTTACAACGCGCTCACGGGCCGTTTGGGACGCTATCCGGACAAAACGATGAACGGTGTGGGTGCTTGCGACGACAACGGCAAGCAGGTGCACAAGGTGTGGGGCGCGACTAACCCGCCAGACGCTGATACGTTTTGGGAGAATATGCTGGCCGACCCGACGGACAACATGCATGTAACGATCCAGCCTTCGGGTTTATCCCAAGAGGCGGACTGGGTGCAATACTTGCCAGACGGGTACTATGAGAACCTGTGTGAAGGTAAATCGGAGGATTGGATTGATGTCTACGTCCACGGAAAATTCGGAAAATCCCTCTCAGGCCAGCCAGTGTTTCGGGCATTTGATCGAGATACACACGTTGCCAAGCAGACCCTCACCCACATCAAGCTCCAGACACACCCACTCATCATCGGGATGGACTTTGGACTCACGCCTGCATGTTCAATCAATCAGATTGATGCCCAAGGACGATTTCTTACCTTCGCTGACTTGGTCTCAGAGGGTATGGGTACGCTACGTTTCTGTCGTGAGAAACTTAAACCTCTATTGGCTAACCGTTTTCCGGGGATGAACGTCCTTATCGTGGGCGACCCGGCCGGTCAGCAGAGAGCTCAGACTGACGAGCGAAGCGTGTTTGACATCCTGCGAGCCGAGGGGTTTCGGGTCATTTCAGCTAAGTCCAACAGTGTTGTAGCACGTGTTAATGCAGTCGACAAGTTGTTAACACGTACGGTAGATGGCAAGCCGGGTCATTTGATTGATCCGTGCTGTACACACCTCATTGCTGCACTGCGTGGTGGATATAGGTATAAAATCAGGCAAAATGGGGAAGCGGACGATAAGCCCGAGAAGAATTCCCATTCACACATTGCAGATGCCCATCAGTACGCGTGTCTGCACGCTGATGGAAACGTCACAGGCGATGCGTGGTCCCGTAAGGCCGTCGAAGTAAAACGAGTTGACTACGTGTGGACTTAAAAGTAGACTCGGCCCCCATATACTCCCAATGTACAAAGTGACGCACATATGCAATTAGGTTTGAACATTACGAATTCGAACGCCCCGGGTACTATTACCACGGGTGGTATGGTCACTATCAAATCGTTAAAAGCGTTGCAGGATGAACAGCGAACGGCAGCGCAGCAGCAGAATTCTCAGCCTGTTGTTCAAGCACTAGCCGGATATATTCGTAAAACTTGGATGTCATCAATGCTTGCAAAACAGCAGACATCTGAGATCAAAATGTTGAAGTCTGTTCGCGCACGTCGCGGAGAGTACGATCCCGATAAGCTTGCTCAGCTTCGGGAGCAGGGCAGTTCCACCATCTACATGATGTTGACATCGAACAAATGCCGTGCAGCATCGAGCTGGTTGCGCGATACGCTGGTAACTTCTTCCGACGATAAGCCTTGGACAATCAAGCCCGGTGCGATTCCTGACATTCCACCGAACCAAGTCGAGAGCATCATGCAGCAGGCTCAGCAAGAAGTTGAGCAACTCTACGCAGCAGGACAACCACCTACAGATCAGCAAGTGCGTGAGCGTTTGTTAGAGATGAAAGATATGGCTATGTCTCACTTGAAAGACATGGCTACTCGCACTGCAGAACGCATGGAAGTCAAGATGACTGACCAGTTGCAAGAAGGCGGTTGGAGCAAAGCGTTTAGCGATTTCCTAGACGACATCACAACGTTCCCAGCAGCGTTTATCAAGGGGCCAGTTGTTCGCAAACGCCCTAAGATGAAGTGGGTGCCAACACAAGATGGCCAGTATCAAATTGATGTACAAGATCAGTTGTGCCTCGAGTGGGAACGCGTTGACCCATTCAATATTTACCCCGCAGCTGATGCGAATGATGTCAACGATGGTTCATTGATTGAGAGACATAAACTACAACGTAGTGACTTGCAAGCCCTGATGGGTGTTGAAGGTTACAGCGATGGCGCGATTCGCATGGTGCTCGAAGAGTACGGCAAAGGCGGTCTGCGTGATTGGATTTACGTTGACATGAACAAGGCCGCTGCTGAAGGCAAATCGACAATGGGTGTGCAACAAAACCCATCGGCATTGATTGATGCGCTTCAGTTCTGGGGCAACGTGCAAGGCCAGTTGTTACGCGACTGGGGCATGACCGAAGATGAAATTCCTGATCCGTTGATGGACTATGCGATTGAAGCATGGGTCATTGGCAATTGGATTATTAAAGCTGTATTGAACCCTGACCCACTGGGTCGTAAACCGTATTACAAGGCATCGTATGAAGAAGTTCCGGGAGCGTATTGGGGTAACTCTGTTGCTGATCTCTGTAGGGATACACAAGATATCTGTAACGCTGCCGCGCGTTCGCTAGTAAACAACATGTCGATCGCCTCGGGTCCGCAGGTGGTCTACAACATTGATCGCTTACCACAGGGCGAGAACATCACACAGATGTTCCCTTGGAAAGTATGGCAAGTTACTTCTGACCCGATGGCTGGTGGTGCAGCCCCTATGCAGTTCTTCCAGCCTAGCTCACTCTCTCAAGAGTTGATGGCTGTGTACGAGAAATTCTCTGTATTGGCTGATGAATATACGGGTATACCCCGATATATGACTGGCGATAGCGCCGCAGCTGGCGCAGGTCGTACGGCCTCAGGTATGAGCATGCTCATGTCCAACGCTGGTAAAGCCATCAAGCAGGTGATTGCGTCTATCGACGAGAATGTGATTCGCTTAGCCATTGAGCGTTTGTATTTTTACAACATGCGCTATGGAGATGATCCAGACCTGAAGGGCGACGTAAACATCGTTGCACGCGGAGCTGTATCGTTGCTCGTTAAGGAACAAGCTCAAATGCGCCAGACTCAGTTCTTGCAGATTGCCCTGTCTAACCCCATGACTGCGCAGATTGTGGGCGTGGAAGGCATCGCAGAGCTCCTGCGTCAGTCTGCTAAGACCCTAGACTTGAACCCAGACAACATCGTGCCACCCATCGAGATCATTAAGGCTCGTATGGCACAGGCTCAACAGCAAGCGGCTATGCAACAACAGCAGTTGGAGATGGCTCAGCAAAACGGACAAGCGCAATCTGGTGGTACTCCACCAAACGCGCGACCCGGTGCAACATTAGAGAATGGTGCACCCGTAACAAACAATTTTGCTCCAATGAGCGGAGTTGGCTCTTGACAACTGTAAAATGTTGTACATAATCGCATCAACCTAGGAGTAAATCCATGCAAGCAGTAAACCCAAACGAGAAGCGCTCTAAAGAGTACGCTCAAACTTCTGCCAAGACCGACGGCATGTCTAAAGGCCCAGCATCACAAGGTGCAGGCGGCAATGATGGCAACATCATCAACTTAGGCAAACGCGGCGGAGCAGAAGTTGCTCAAGAGTCTGCAAAGACTGACGGAATGTGCAAATAAATGGTGCGAGTTGACGAGCGACACGCTCGTTGCTTTACACTATTAAAATCGCAAGAGTTTCAACCACTGGTAGAATACTTGCAATTGCTTCACGCAGATACGCTTCAGCGCCTGAGTGAGTCAAAAGATAAAGATGAAATGTGTCGGCTTCAGGGCCGCGCATTGCAGGTGAAGGATATCCTTGACCTTGTTGACACAGGTAGCACTTTGTTAACTAAACTTCGCAGATAGTTCGCAGACCGTAAAGTCGGAGCAAACGATCAAAATTTAAACGTAGTAGCTGACCGTAAGCGATGTGGTAGCAGACCGTAACTGGAGCTGCCTAGCGTAGTCGGAGCGAAGGAGATAGAGATATGGCATTGCCACGTGCTGTTCAACAGCAAATTGATGACGCTGACGCGCTTGTAGCGCAGCTAAATGGAACCCAACCTGTAAACCCAGACACTGGTGAACCAATAGTTACAGACCCTCAACCTGCACCTGAACCACAGCCGCAACCGATCTCGCAAGAGCCCGAACCGAAGCCAGCGGTGCCTGAAGAAACATGGGAGCAACGCTACCATTCTCTGAAAGGTAAGTTTGATGCTGAAGTGCCACGGCTATACGCGCAGACGCGTGAGTTGAATGACCAAATCAAACAACTTATAGCAGAAAACGCAATAGCTAAAGCGCAGACGTCGCAACCTAGTCCGGCCCCGGCAAAGACTCTTATCACTGAACAAGACAAAGAAGCTTTTGGTTCTGATCTGATTGATTTGATCGAGCGAGCAACTGAGCAAAAACTAGCGGGTAACCGTGACCTTGAAGCCCAGCTACGCGCAGAGATTGATGAATTGAAGGGCAAACTAGGCAACGTAACTGAGCGACAAGTAGTGTCTGATAAAGATCGCTATGAGTCTGCTTTGACAAATGCGGTGCCAGATTGGGAAGTCCTCAATGTAGACCAAGGTTTCTTGAATTGGTTAGCAGAAGTAGACCCTGTTTACGGTATGCCACGCCAGTATGCGTTAACAAACGCGTATGAAGCACTGGATGCCACACGCACGGCCAACATCTTCAACCAGTACAAGAAGTCAATTGCGCCTGCACAAAATCAGCAAGCCAGACCTAATCTTCAGAGTCAAGTAGCACCGACCCGCTCGCGTACGTCGCCAGCTCCTACGAATCCAAACGTAGACAAGCGCGTTTATACCCAACAGGATATAGATGCGTTTTACACCGAATGGAGACGCGGGTTCATCGACGAAGCAGAAGCGGTGCAGATTGAAAAAGATATCCACGCCGCCACGACGGAAGGACGTATTCGCTACTAAGCAGCGTCCCCAGACATGGCGGTAACCAAACCGTTTTTTAACAAAGAGGACCTCCATGTCTACAATTACCGCAGCAGCAGCGTATCCCATTAACTCCGGTGGCTTTAACACCCCCGGCGGTCAGGTAGCCTACTCAGGCACCGCATATTCTGGTTCCTTCATCCCAGCCCTCTGGTCTGGTAAGTTGGCTCAGAAATTCTATGCAGCCACAGTGTTCGGCGAAATCGCTAACACCGACTGGCAAGGCGACATCACCGGAATGGGTGATACCGTCATTATCAACACGATCCCTTCGATCACAATCAACAGCTACTCTGTTGGCCAAAACTTGGCTTACGAAGTTCCAGCTCCTTCAACAATCACTTTGGTGATCAACAAGGGTAAGTACTTCGGTGTCAACGTCAACAACGTGTTGGAACTCCAAGCAAAGCCTAAGTTGATGGACATGTTCACCAACGACGCAGCTATGCAGATGAAGATCAACATCGACAAGGACATCTTGTACACGAACTTCAACCAAGGTTCTGCTTCTAACCAAGGCGCTACCGCTGGTGCGATCTCTGGTGGATACAACCTCGGTACCGACTTGGCCGCCATCACTTTGACTGCTTCTAACATTCTGTCAAGCATTACTGCTTTGTCTAGCGTGTTGGACGAAGCCAACGTGCCTGAGACTGATCGTTGGTTGATCATCACCCCAACAGAGCGCCAAATCTTGATGCAATCAAACTTGGCTCAAGCTCAGTTCATGGGCGACGCTTCTAGCGTTTTGCGTAACGGCAAGATCGGCATGATCGACCGCTTCACTGTGTATGTGTCTAACTTGGTACCACGTGGTGCAGCTGGTAAGACTTGGATGAACCCCAACACTGGTACTGACGCTACATTGACATCCGCTGTCAAGCGTCACGCTGTGATCGCTGGTCACAAGTCTGCAATCACTTTCGCTTCGCAAATCGCCAAAGTTGAGAGCTTGCAGAACCCTAATGACTTCGGTACCTTGGTCCGTGGTCTGAACGTGTACGGCACACAAGTCGCACAAGCAAACGGTTTGGCACTGTTGGTCGCTGCAGGTTAATCGCTGGTAGGGGGAAACCCCTACCTTTTCAACCTTAGGAGATCGCTATGGCAATTCTTGACGACTTGATCGCAAGTGGCTTATCTTTGCCACAAGCACAGCAGGTGGTTCTTGAGGACACTACCTCCAACATCGACGGTCTTGTGACTGCTGGTTTCTCGTATACCGAGGCATTAGCAATTACAGGTTTAGACGCTGGTACAGATACTCAAGCAAACCTAGTCATACAAGGCGCATGGTCTGGTACACAAGTACCTGCTATTGTCGCTGCGTTGGCAGTAACACCGTAAGGCAAAAATGGGTACGGTAACCGCGAAAACCATTATTGATAAAGCTTCGATTCAGTTAATCGACTTGACCAACATCCGTTGGACTCGAGCCGAATTACTTTCGTGGCTCAACGATGGATTACGCCAAATCGTAACCATTCAACCGAGTGCTTCAGCTACCACTGTGTCAAAGCAGTTGGTGGCTGGTACCCGCCAGTCTATCCCTACAGACGGATGGCTTTTGCTGTCTATTTATCGAAATCTGGGAACCAACGGGACTACTCCCGGTCGGATAATTCGTCTTATCTCACGTGAGATTTTGGACAGTTTTAACCCCTACTGGAATACAGACACGGCGACTGCCGAAGTCCGTAACTATATTTACACTGACCAAGATCAGACAGCTTTCTATGTGTACCCGCCTAATACGGGCACGCAGTACATTGAGTTGAATTACTCGTCACAGCCCGCTGATTTGACTTTAGAAACGCAACCCATTCCTATTTTTGATGTTTTTCAATCCGCACTGGTTGACTACATTCTGTATCGCGCTTGCAGTAAAGATGCTGAATACGCTCCGGGCGTCGCATTGTCTCAAAGCTACATGGCAACATTTGTTGCTGCGGTTCAAGGTAAAAACCAGTCTGAGGTTACAAATAGCCCAACACAGGCCCTTGGCCCGCGTAATCCGCCCATACGAGGTAGCGCACAATGACCGCAGTTTCATACGAAGTCTTTTTGCCAGAAGTCATGCCTTATGTGCAAGACGTACCCGAAGTCGTGGCGGTGCAGGCTATTCGCAATTCGTGTATCGAGTTTTGCGAAAAAACACACTACATACAAGAAAGTCTTGACCCAATTACAGGAATCAAGAACATTGGAAATTACGACTTAGACGCTAACGACAGCAACTACAAAGTTGTTGAGATTATGCAAGCGTACTATGGTGATCAACTATTGATCCCTAAGTCACAAGAAGAACTTAACCAGATTTACCGTACGTCTAACTGGGAAGACCTAAGTGGAAACCCTTACTATTATTTTCGCCCCCGCGCAGGCGAGGTTCGTTTAGTTACTAAACCAATCATCACTGAAGCAAACAAGCTGAAAGTCAAAGCCGCTATCGCCCCAAAAAGGTCGTCAACTACAGTTGATGAAGAGTTGTTCGAACGCTTTTTAGAATACATTTCTTTCGGCGCACGCGCCCGTTTATACAACACACCTAATCAGCCTTACTACGATCCGAAAACTTCTATGGAATACACCAAGAGGTTTTACGACGCAATCGGTGAAGTTCGTACACGAGTGTACAAAGGACTGACCCGTACGGCAGTGAACATAGAATTCCAGAGGTTCGTATGAGCGACAAAATCAAACTTGTTCAAGACGACACCCGCCCAGCGCTGGTGTGCACAATTACAGACGACACTTCTGGTGCGGCTATTAACATCACTGGGGCTACGGTTCTTTTGAAGTTCCGCGCTGCTGGTGCTACAACATTGCAAGCCACTGTGACCGGAACAGTAACTGACGGCGCTAATGGTGTCGTTGCGTTCTACCCTGCTTCTGCTCCTGAAATGTTAACTGGCGAAGCTGGTGACTACGAAGGCGAAATCCAGATCACATTTGCTGACGGCCAAATCCAAACCGTGTATGACCTATTGAAGTTCAAGGTGCGGAGTGACTTTTAATGGTCGCACGAATCACCGGCAATAGCACTTCTGCGGCAGTTGCTTCGGTAAAACTGCGGGCAAGCGTAGCCACGGTTGTTCCAGTAGTAGGTCTTACTAGGGTTTACCCTGTAGCTGAAGTTGCCTACATTCTCTTAGCTGTAAGCGCGTATCTAGATACAACTGGCCGGTTTAAGTACACCACAGATGTCTTTAGCGTTGCTGATTCGGCTAGCCTTAGTACAAGCAAAATAGCCGATGCTGATGCGTTTGCATTATCTGACTCGCAAGTATTCAGTACAGACAAAGGTATAGCCGACACCGCCACGATGGGCGATAGTGTAGTAACGGTTCTGATCTTTATCCGTGATTTTGCTGATACTGCTAGTTTGACAGATGCAAAAACACTTCTTGTCAGTCCGGCTTACTCGGACACGTTCACTACAAGTGAGACGACTGCATTCTCAATAAGTAAGGCTTTATCTGATTCTTTTGCATTGAACGACTTGTCGGATGCTGCAGGCCCCGAATGGTCGTTCTCGGACTACACAAACAACATAGTATCAACCTCGGACAGCTCTGTCGTATCGAACGATAAGGGGCTTTCAGACTCGCTTTCTTCGTCGGACAGTGGTACATTAATATCCCAAGGATATTGTGATCTGACCTATTTCGCCGAAGACTACGTCGGGGACTACAGAACTTTTTAAGCAGGAGTAATTCATGGTAAACGATAACATCAAAATTACTGGTGACGTCAAGATTGACATCATCGGCGCAGACGGAGCCGTGAAGGACTCCCGCGAGATCAAAAACCTCGTTGTTACTACAGGTAAGACTTTCATTGCTTCTCGTATGGTTGGCACATCTGCCAACGTCATGGGCTGGATGGAACTTGGCACTGGAACTACAGCTGCTGCTGTTGGTGATACTGCATTGGAGGCTACCATCTCTGGCTCACGAGTAGCACTGACAAGCGGTACAAGCGCGACAAACGTAGTTACTTACGTAGCAAGCTTCCCAGCTGGCACAGGTACAGGCGCTGTTACTGAAGCAGGTGTGTTCAATGCAGCTAGCGCAGGCACAATGCTTTGCCGCACAGTGTTCTCAGTTGTTAACAAGGGCGCAGCTGATGCGATGAGCATCACTTGGACAATCACTGTCAGCTAAGGATTAGTTAATGTCAACAATCGTTCTTCGTTCGGTTAAAGGGTCTCCGTTGACCAACACGGAGGTCGACAATAACTTTAACAATCTAAACACAGACAAGTATCAGTCGGGAGGGGCGTTAGGTACGCCTGCTTCCGGCACGATGACTAACGTCACTGGCCTTCCGCTGTCTACAGGCGTTACAGGGACTCTACCTCTTACTAATGGCGGAACAGGACAGACTACAGCAGCTGCTGCAATAACAGCTCTAGCTGGTACTCAAGTCGCTGGGTATTACCTTCGTTCAGACGGTACTGCTACTACGCTAACAGCAATAGTTGCATCAGACGTACCTACGCTCAACCAAAACACTACTGGTACTGCAGCAAACATAACTGCGACAGCTAATTCCACGTTGACTACGTTAAGTGCATTGAGCCTTCCCGGATCACAAGTTTCAGGAGATATTTCTGGTAACGCAGCAAACGTAACTGGAACAGTAGCAATAGCTAATGGTGGAACAGGCGCTACAACAGTGGCTGGCGCTCAGACAAACCTTCAGGTAGACCCAGCGGGAACGGCAGTAGCTCTCGCAATCGCGTTAGGATAAAACATGGCAAATACATTTACCTCTTACGGAAACAAATCGGTAGGCACATCTGCTGCCACGGTTGTAACCATTGGCGCATCAACACAGACTACCGTGATCGGAATGTCTTGTGCCAACATACTGACTAGCCCAGTAACTGTAGATGCTTATTTCACCCGATCAGCCGTTGATTACTACCTAGTTAAAGGGGCAACAGTTCCTGTGGGTGGTTCTTTGGTTATTGTTGGTGGCGACCAAAAGGTTGTGTTGATTACTAGCGATGTGCTAAAAGTCGTTTCTTCTACAGCATCATCTATTGACGTAGTTACTTCTGTACTGAACATCACATGAGTTACATAGGCAACACTAACACCACGCAGGCTTTCACCCCAGCCATTGATTACTTCAGTGGTAACGGCAGTACGACCGCATTCACGCTGTCTCGCCCAGTCGCGTCTGTGGCGCAGGTGCAGGTAACCATTGACAACGTAGCCCAGAATCCCAGTTCAGCATACACAGTCAGCGCCAATACCATCACGTTCACTTCTGCTCCGTTGAGCGGGACAAACAACATTTATGTTTACTACACAAGCCCGATAACTCAGGTGATTGCACCGGGTCAGGGTACGGTTGGTACGACTCAGATTCAGAATGGGGTCACGGTTAATTTTGCAGATGGCACTGCCGCCGCTCCATCCATCACAAACGATGGTGACACCAACACAGGCATCTTCTTCCCTGCGGCAGATACGATTGCTTTTAGTGAGGGTGGTGCGGAGGCTATGCGGATTGATTCCAGCGGCAAGGTGTTGATTGGTGCGTCTAGTTCAGACCTGTCGGGAACATCTCAAGCAATGGTGATAGGTAGTGGAGGACTTGCCGTACAGTTTGGCGGCACAACTGGTACTTATTTGAAAGTTAATCCGGGTGATGCAAACGGAGTGGTTAACCTGACTGCTGATGCAAGGACGGGGAATTACCCTGCGATGACTTTTACGACTTCTGCCACAGAGCGTATGCGTATCGACTCCTCTGGTAATGTGATGGTTGGAGCGTCAAGTTCAAATTATCGTTTTAGAGTTCAAGGTGCAGTTACAAATGTTGGTGAGGGCGACACAAATGTATTACAAGGATTGGTAAGCACAACAGCACAAGCCGCTGGTGTCGGCCCTTCTCTCTTGTTTGTTGCTACATATGATGGCGGTAGCGGTCTTGCTGGAATGGGTTCAATAGCAGGAATTAAAGAAAACAGTACTTCTGGAAACTATGCTGGCGCATTGAAGTTTATGACACGCCCTAATGGGGGCAATTTAACAGAGCGTATGCGTATCACCTCTGGTGGTTCTGTTGTTATGGGTGGTACTTCTGCACCTACTATTGCTAGTGTTGGTGCTTTTAATGGTGCGTATGGGCCTGCGGGTACTGGTTCATGGGCAATGGGTTTGCAACAAGATACAACAAGTGGCGGTGGTGGCAGAATTTTGGGTTTACGAAATGTTACCGATTTTAATAATGCGGGTAATGAAGTTATCTATTACCAAGGCAACGCTACTGCAAGATTTTATGTTTTGTCAAACGGCGGTATTTATAACTATTCCGCAAATAACGTCAACTTATCTGACCGCAGAGAAAAGACAAACTTTGCGCCTTCCAAGTCTTATTTAGATACAGTTTGCGCTATCCCAGTTCAGACTTTTAACTATATCGACCAAAACATGGAAGAGGACGGTGGTTTGACATTAGGTGTGGTTGCCCAAGATGTTCAAGCCGTTGCGCCTGAGTTAGTAAAAGAATCAAATTGGGGTACACAAGATGAACCTAAGATGCGCTTGTCTATCTACCAAACAGACTTGCAATACGCATTGATGAAGTCAATCCAAGAACTCAAGGCTATAAACGACACACAAGCCGAAACAATCAACGCACTAACCGCTCGCATAGTGGCGCTGGAGAACAGATAATGCCTATTAGTACGATTGGACAAAACGGGTTA